CATTGTAACCACCAATCATTTATTGTGCCAGGTGCATATACTTTATTTAAAAATGTTTCCTGAGCAGGAGTAAAACACTCCTGCACAGTTATTTCTATCATTTTATATCACCAACTAAGATATAGTTATTGTATAGGTTGCTGTAGTTGTTCCATCTTCTGCTGTTACTACTACTTTATCTGTAGATGCTACTGCTGTTGTATTATATACAAGTGCATCTCCACTTGCATTTTGAAGTTCATATGTTCCGCCTATAGGAGCTGTTAATCCAAGTTTAAGTTGTGCTCTTGTTACTCCTGTTGCTATAGTTATTACTGTTCCTGTTATATCAGTTATAAAGCTTTCTGCTCCATTTGCTACTGTAAGAGTTGTTATATTTGAAACTGGTATATCATCACTAAGAACTTTTGCACAATATATAGATGCAGAATCTTCTATTGCGGGAGTTGAGTCTGTTTCTACAAGAAGATATCTTGCTCCCGAAAGTTCTTCTACCCAAGATTTTGAAAAATATTTCTGTATATATGCTTTTTTCTCTACTGCTGCCATATCATATATTGCTGAAAAATGCATTGTAAAAGGTGCTGTAGATGATGTCATTATAAAATTATTAGGGTCAATATAGTATTTTTCTTCTCCATCATTATATGTCCCCTCATATACATATATATCTTTTCCTTCCAGTCTTCCTATATATCTTTGTCCAGATACTTCCAATCCTTGTAATTTCAATTTTCCAAGTTCTATATTTCTATTATCCAACTTTTTAATTATTTCTTCATCATTCAAAAAATATTGTGCTGCTTTTATACCTAATATTATTGTGTCTGCTAAATACCCATATTTGGTTAATTTACTTTCTTTATTTCTAATAAATTCAAGTTTTGATTTTGATTTGTTCCATGCCCAGTCTGTATTTGATAAATCTTCTTTATATCCTTCTGGCGGTTCAAAATCAAGTACAAAATTTGTTCCTCCTTCTACAGGTATATCTATTTTATGATTTTGTAATATTTGACTTATCATTAATTCATGAGTATTGCTGTGTAATTTTAATATATCACTTTGCTCTTTAGATATATTTTTTATTATAATATCTTCTAATTTTGTGTTTCCATCTCCTGCTCCTTCTGGTACTACTTGATATGCCCATTCAGCTGTTAAAGGAGTATAATTTCTAAATCTTGGTGCAGTAATAGGTTTTTCTGTAAATGTTGCTGGACTTCCTTCTATACCATTTGCAGTTTTTCCTACTCCTTTTGTTACTTTTGTTCTTACTCCTGACCTATATTTTACTTTAACTGTATCTGAAAGATGTTGTACTTGTTTTTCTGATTTATTCAATGCAAATAATATTTGTAAAAAATTATATTTTACTGTTGTTCTATCTAAAATTTTATTTAGTTGTGTTACTCCAAAATATTTATCTCCCATTATAAAGTTCCTCCTTCTCCTAATTTTTCTATTGCTTTATCCTCATTATCATAACCTTCTAAATTTTCTTTTCCTTTTTTCCCTTTTTCTGATAAATCTATACGTGGTACTTTTTCTACTATTTTTTTTACTACACCTATTATATCTAACTCTTCTTTTGTTTTTCCTTCACTCAATAATATTTTGCCCTCTTCTGTCATTTCTGAAAGCATTATTTTTTCTGCTTCTTCTATTACTGATGGCGGTACTCCATCTTTTTCCCATTTTGTTTTATAATTTTCTACTGTAAGTTTTTTAGTGTTTTCTGATAATTTTATTTTTTCTTCCTCTGTTTTGTCTAATTTCCTTATTGCTTCCTCTTTTTCTTCTCTCTCTTTTTTCAGTTCTTTTTCAAGTTCCTCTACTGTTTTTGGCATTTCTTTTTCCTCCTCTTTTTTTAATTCTTTTTTTACTATTATTTCAATAGTTTTATCTTCTGAAAACTGTATCTTTTGAACATAAGGATTTGCAGGTTTATTTGTAAATGCTGCTCCTGTCAATGTCTCTGCTCCTTCTCCTGTTTTTTTATCCGTATATAACTCTAATTCAGCAGATAAATAATCTTGTTTTTCAAGTTCTTTTACACCTTCTTCATTTAATTTTACATTAATCCATAATCCTGTTTCATCTTCAAACCATACTTCTTCAATTGCTCCCATTTTTTCTTCTTCCCAATGACCTTTTTTTATTGGAACTTCATAAGCAGGGACTCCATCATTAAATCTTCTTTCCAGATTTTTTAATCTTGTTTCATCAAATGAAAGCCAACCATACCTATCATCATAAAAATTACCTATCGGTAAAAGATTATATTTAAAACTATCTTTTTCTTTTTCAGAAAATATCATCTTGCTTTTTTCAATTAAAATTTCCATTTTCTTTAAAAAACCTCCTTTCTTATTTTTTTATAAAAAAAACCACTAACTTGATTATTTTTAAATCAAATCAGTGGCTCAGCTTTTCTGATACCTTATTATTTTTTATTTGCATTTAAAAGCGTTCGAGAGTGTTCGAAACACATCTTAGAGCATTAAAAGGGTAAATTATAGCCATAACACTTTAGAAGCGTTTTAAGGACGTTTTTTTGCAAATTTTAATACTAAATTTTACCATTACTCACAAAATAAAATTCATCTTCTTTTAATGTAGGGAGTGCTAAAGCTTCTCCTGTATCTCCTTTTGGAAATTCTACTATATATGCTTTACCTTTCGATAATATATCTACTATTACTCCTTCTGTGTCTTTTTTTAATCTTATTTTTTTATTTTCACCAAATTCATCTACTTCTTTATCTTCTTTTAAGGCTACTATACTATATAATTCCATATTTATTCCCCTTTCTTCTTATCAATATATGCCGTTACCAATCTAGGATTATCCTCTCCAATTTCATATATCCATCCTGTTTTTATATTTTTAAATTTATTATTAACTCCCTTTATTTTTAGAAGCACACTATATTTTCTACCGTATTCGTTCTCTGTATAAATTTCAGAATCAAACGGTGTTATTGCTAAAGCCCTTCTTATTTCTTTTTCCAATATATTTTTATTTTCTAAATTATATCCCAAACTATTTTCTAATTTTATAGCCTTATGTTTTCCTATCCTATGTTCTTTATTTAAGCTGTACTCAGTTAATTTTTTTTCTATACCATAAGCATTTTGATAATTAGGTAATGCATCTTCTCTTCCACCATATGCAAAAGGATTGCCCCATGTTATATCTGGTTGTGTCTCCTGTACTTCTTTACTATCCCATTTTATACTATTTTTACCTTCATACAACTCTTCCCAATCATATTTATCTACAAACTCCCATATACTTCTACATCTAACGTGTAATGGTGGTGTATTCCTATCTACTAAAGGGTCATCTATTGCAAGTACTAGACCATGCCTTCTTTGACAAGTATCAGTTACTCTATTATCCATAACTGCTACAAATTTTAAGGCCCTTACAATACCACCATTTTTATAATTTTCTCTTCCTGTTTCCAATCTTCCATAATTATATGCTTTTGTTGTTTCAGTCCTTGCTATATCTTTTATTCTTTTATTTGACCATTCAGAAAATTCTTTTTTTATTTCATTTTCAAGAGTTCTTCCTGTATAACCTTCTTCCATTTTCTTTTTAAAAATAGATTTTAATTTTTCTTTTTTATCTTTTTCAAAATCATTTCCTATTTTTAAAGCATATATATCCCAAAATTCATTTGCTCTATCAAGTATATCTTTTGATGTTTCTGCTGTCTTAGTTATATCTCCTATTGATAAATCTACCCATACTGCATATTCTTCTGAAAACAGCCTCTTTCGTTTTCTTTCCAATCCTTTTATTTCTTGTTTTGCTGTATATACTCCAAATACACAAGATGTATATATAAGTTCTTTAATATATTTTACCATATTTTTACTATTTTTTAAAGTCTTTTCAATGAAATAATTTTCTATTTTATCAAGATTTTTGTTTAATTCTGATAAACTAATCTTCATTTTCTTCTTCCTTTGTTTTTATATATTTTTCTACAATTTTTTTTATTTCTTCATCATTATAAATTGTTTCTTTTTTTATTTCTGTTTCAGGAAGATTAAATTTCTCTCTGATTATATTATAATCATCTATTGTTATTACTCCTATTTCAATTAATATTTGCATAATCATAGCTAATTTATGCAATTTTTCTACATCGCCCTGTTGAGGTAATGCAAAATAGCCCCAATTATCTTTTATCCCAAAATTATATACAATTAATTTTCTTACCCATTCTTCTAATAATACTTCTCTTACTTCTTCTGCAATCCATGAAGTCGCCGCTTCAAACATATTTTCGTTGACCTCAGAGTTAGCCACTGTCCCAGATTTATCTCCATTAACATAATTTCCTCCTAAATAATACATTCTATATATCAATCTGTCTATATATTCCATTGCTTGTTGTATTTCTTTTGAACCGCCGTTATCAAGTTTTATTGCTGTTATTTCACTATCTATTGAAGTTGTTATAGATTTCTTAAAGTATATATTTTCCAATGCTTCCTGCATATCATCTATATTATCTGATTTTCCATGCAGTAGTGGTGTTGTATATCCTTCTATATATTTTGCCCAAAATTGAAGAAAAAATCTTTTTATCTCTTGAAATTTTTTTATTTTTTCTCCTTTTCCACTATTTCTTATATATACAATCATTTTTTCTCGAGGTATATCTGTCATTTCTTGTGTAAATACTTCATTTTCTCTATCATACTTACATTCGCCTGAGTCAAATGCTATTAATTTTTTAGTATAAACTTTTCCTTTTTTTATTTCCCATACGATTTCTGCTCCTGAAAATCTATGTATAAATGCATTTTCCACCATATCTTTTATTACAAATTTTAATGAACTTCCCATATTTTCTATGTTATCTCTTATTAATTTTTGAATTTTTTCTTCACTATGATAATATTCTCCTATTTTCCCTGCTACTTTCATTGCAAATATTTCAGATGCCGATTCTGCAGTCTCATCAAGTCCTATAAAAAGTCCATATAACTCTTTTGTCCACATAGAATATTCCGAACCATATTGTTTTTCTATATTTTCTTTATCTATTTTCTTTTTATTTTCATCAAGATTTATTTCCTGCATTATTATTAGCCTCCTAATCTCTTCTTTGAAATAGTATAATCTATTTTTATTTTTCCTTTTTCTGATATTGCTTTATCTATTCTATTCTTTGCTATTTCAAATATTTCTTTATCTTTCTCTATTCCTATAAAATCTCTTCCTGTATTTATTGCACTTACTCCAAATGTACCACTGCCCATTGTATTATCTAACACTATTTCACCTTTATTTGTATATGTTTTTATAAGAAACTCTCCTAATGATACTGGTTTTTGTGTACTATGTACTGTTTTGCTTACTGATTTAAACTCTAATATCGATGTAGGATAATTTTTATATTTTGTTATATATTCTCCTACTGGCACATTTTTTATTATTCCAGGCTTTCTGCTTTTTCTTACATTTAATTTAGGCTCTATCTCAATTAATCCTTGAGGATTATATGTAGGCAGCTGCTCATAGAATACACATATATTTTTATGCTTTTTTAATGGCAGCCTTCTACAATTTAGAAAACCTGTTGCTCTTGTTTTCGCCCAGATATACTCATATCTAAACCATTTTAAATTACTATTTATTAATTTTGTAGTAAAAGGTTGACTCGCAAATAGTACAATTGCTCCTCCTTTTTTTATTATTCTTTTATACTGTTCCCATAAAGGAGTAAACGGTATTATATTATCCCATTCACAATCTGTAGTGCCATATGGCAAATCTGCCAATATCATATCAATACTTTCTGTTTGTATCTCTTGCATTACTTCCAAACAATCTCCATTTATCAATTTCATTTTTTTACCTCCATGTATTTTTTTCGACATCCTTGTCTTTTTTATTATTTTTTGAAAAATGTAGCAGTTTGACCTGCTATTTTTGTCCACCAACCTTGATTTTCTCTTGTTTGTGTCTTTGGTTTTAGTGTTTTCTTTTTTATTATTTTTAAAAGTCCATGTACTGCATCTGGTCCGTCATCATTCCCTTTTGGGTAATGTATAAATTGCTGTATTAATATTTGAATTCCTTTTGAATCCGCAGCGAATGATGTTTTGAATTTTTTACCTTTAAATTTTATTGTACCATTTTTTATTAATGGAACTAAAGATTTTATCCTATTATCTTTTGAATCCAATGGTCTATATCCTACAAATGATATATACGTACCTCTTTGTTTAGAAATACTGTCAAGCCAGTTTCTTAATACTTCTTGAAAAGCTATTTCTTCTATTCCAAAAAGCGTGAAATTATATACCCTATTTAAAAAAAATATATTTTCTATAGTCTTTTCTATTTTTACTTTTTCCATATATGCCTCTTCTATATATATTGTTCCACTCTTTCCAAGTAAGCCTACAGGTAGTGCAGGATAATCGCTTTTTTTATTCTTACCAAGTGATGGATCAAGATAAGCATATCTTCCTACTATTTCTTCATCTATATTTTCATAAAAATGTATATCTTCAAGTTTAAAATCTTGCAATTCTTCATCTATAGGATTATTCATCATTTCCTGTTCAAATGCTTCATAGCCCATATCTTCTCTCATTGTTTCTAATATTTCTATTGTAAATCTTTCTGCCCATAATGGTGTCCCATCATCTTTTAATGCTTTATATATTTTACCACCTTGTTTATCAATTACATTTTGCAAAAAACCATCATAATGAAGTATTGTTCCTATTATAAATATTCTTCCTTCTTTTGGATGTAAAGCTGGGTATAAGGCTGACCAAAACCATTTCCATAATTTCTGTCTTCTTGCTGGAGAACTTACTTGTTCATCATCTTCCAAATCATCTATTATAAATAACTTTGGTCTATGTTGCTTATATTTTAATCCCCTAAATTTTTGCCCTGCTCCTATTGCTTTTATTTTTATCTTATCATTTACAACAAATGAGGAATCTCCACCTTCTAATTTAAATTCTCCAAAATCAGATTTTAATCTTATATTATTTTCTAATTCTATATATATCCTGCTTGTATGGTCTAATGCTAAGTCTTTTGTAGCAGATACTATTGGTAATATCCCTTCTGCTCCATATATTATTTGCCACATTGAATATCCAAATGTTATTTTTGTACTCTTTGCATGTCCTCTTGGTGCTGCTACAGGTATTATTTTTTTATCTTTCCTGTCTATCTCTTCTATCCATTCTTTATGACATTCTGGCTCTTTTTCTTCTGCATAATGCGGAAAGTATGTTTTGAAAAAATATGAATAATCTTTCTTTGCTTTATTTATTCTTCTTTTTTGCTTTTCTGGACTATCTTCTTCAAATACTGTTATCTGATTTAATAGTTCTAATATTTCTTCTTTTTCTTTCCTGTACTGCACTTTGCTTATTTTAGCCATTTTCTATTCCCACACTTTTTTTTCTGTCTTTTTCTCTTCGCTATGTCTTATATATCCATTTTCAAATACAAATATGACAGAACCCCACGCTCCATTTTTCATCATATTTTCTATTATTTCAATAGCTTTTTCTTTATGTCTATCTTTTAATATATCTTCTTTTACTTTACCCATTTTTACCTCCCGTATTCTTCTTCCAATATTTCAAATATTCTCGGTGTTAGTTTTTTCCATGTTCCTATATGTTCAGGAAATTCATCTTTTATTAATATTGTTATTTTTTTTATTACATCTGTTCCTACTCCTAAATAGTCTACATCTTTTTGAAAACTTTTTATTGCTTTTACTACTTTTATTAATGAATCTGCTACAGAAGGATTTTGTAATTTTATTGGATTATCTGCTATATCTAATACTGCTTCTTTGTAACTTTTTAAAATGTTATCCATGATATCCTCCGGGATGATAGTGTAAGTTTTTAAGAGATGAGTAGGAGGCTCTTTGTTAGAGCCTGCGATTAAGTATCCAGCTCAGCTGCTTCCCAATCTTCTTTATTTCTCTTGCTTCTAAAGTAACGGCTGAAGTTTTTCTCGAAATCAGGAATATCTCGCAGAATCAAACTGCCACCTTCCCGCAAAACTCGATTCCATTCCAACATGCTTTTTTCCAAATCTTGCCAATGAATATGATCGATAATATCTTTTGCCCGAATCTCATTTATTGATCCGTCTTGAAGCCAGGAGAGATCTTCAACAGGACTTTGCTGAAAATCGAAGTTTTTGATAGGTTCGTTGAATTTTGATTTTTGAGGT